TCATTATCACCTGTATTTAATGGCACTATTTCAGGTGTTGTGTCCTTTCCGTCGTTGAAAGTTATGATTAATTTGCCACTGTTTCCGCTACCGCTAAATTTAGCATTCAATCTTCTTTCTACTTCCCGTCTTTCTTCTTCTGTAGGAATTCCGTTGCTAAAATTAACCATGCAAGAGGGCATAAAATTGTTGTCTATATTAGCCAAATGAAGTTCAGCAATAGACATATCTAGTTGAATGTAGTCAGTTCCACCAACGTAGTCAGGTATTCCATAGTAAAATGATTGTGGATTGTATTCTTTTATTTGTAGCAGTTGACTTGTTTCTGTTCTATCTTTGTCATTAAATGCTTTTATTACATGTGGTTTGTATTTTCTTTCGTTTGACCAATCATAGCAATAATAAAATTCATTGACTTTTCCATAGCTATCAGCTTTTCCGCTTCTTATGTATTGCGCAGGAATGTGTTTTATTTCAGCGATTGCAGTTTTTGTCTTATTCCAAATAACGTTAATATAACACGTTCCGAATAGTTTTAGATCAAAACAAAGATTTTTTATTGTGTTTCTGCTACCTGTTTTTAATAGCTTGGAGAATTTTAAATACTGTTCCCTTAAATCACCTTCAAGTTTATCTTTGTCAACTACATCAAGTCCTTGACATGTGTCTTGTTGATCACCTGCAACCATAGATGAAACGCCTTTTACAATAGCACCATTTATTCCTGAACCCGTGAAAAGTTCAATTAAGTATTGAGGATATAAATTGTCAAGACCAAATTCAACCCAATCTTTTCTGTCATCTTCTTTTATATGTGGAATGTTGTAATGTGATAAATCCACTACTGACATGTTGTAATTGTTCTTTTTCTTAGCCATTATATTGTGTTTGTTATATATGTTGGTGATGAAATTGTGTCTGTGTATTCTGTGTATGTGATAGCGTCATTATTGACAGATTTTAAATTCAGTATTGTTTTATATATCACTTTAACCGCGTTTGCAGGATCAAGATTTGATTCGTTATTATTTTGATAAATTACAACATCATAAAAGCCGTATGGATATTCTGTTGAACCTAAAAAAACAACGCCACTTGTTAACCCTTCAACAGATGAGTCTTTTGATATTTGATATGTTATTCTCATATATCTATTTTTCTTGGTTGTGTCAAATACACCTGCGCGAAAAACCTTTGATTTATTTGTTGATTGACTTGTTATTGAAACTAAAGGTTTGTATGCTATTGATGTCATTTCATCATACAAGTCAGCATAAATGTAATTTAATGTAAAATCATTATTCTGATCCCTTGTCGCTTGTATCATACTTTTTTTTCTTTTTAGGTGTTTCAAAATACTTGTCGCCAAATCTTTCCTGAATGTGTCTTAATTGACCTTGATTCATTTCGCCTAAAGTGATTCTGTAGTGTGAAACTTTTTCATTCAAAAACTCTTTTTTTACTATAATCATGATTGTTCTTTTTTATAAATATAAATATACGCTTTTTGTTTACTAAAAAAAAAGGCAACCCGAAGATTGCCCTTTTTCAAACAGAATAGAAAATTCTTTTATGCCGGTGTAGTTCCAACAGTGATTGTCACGTTGGCGTCAGTAGCAATTCCATCAAATGGATATTTCGCTGTGCCAACACCCGCAGATTCTTTCAGCATGTAGTTTTCAGTTTCTTGTGCTGTAAACGTTAAAGTGAATCCACTCATGTCCGCTTTTGCTGTTCCTGTAGACATTGCACCCGCCGTCACAGAACAACCAAATCTTGTTCCTAATAAAAACACATTGTCATTTGCGTCAAGAACCCACACATGACATCTTCCTTTTAGTATATTATCTAAATTCGGAAGGTCTTCATGGATGATCTTTTGCAATACAACTTCCAACACCTGCTCATAGTATGTTGTTCCATTTGCGTCATTGCTTGTGAAATTTGCATTGTATGTTCCTGTGTTTGCTCTTAGGTCATACTGAAAAACAGTAATTGCAGAACCAAAGTCAGTTATTTCATTGCCGGAAATAGTTAGCTTTGAAAGTAGTGTTTCATCGTAATTAGTCAAGAAAATCTTTTGTATTCCGCCAATGACATCTTTACATGCGACCAAACGTCCTTCCGAAACATCACAAGCGAATTGATAAAATTTATTCATTATTATTTTCTTTTAAAAGGTTATAAAAAAGGGGTGGTGTATTTCAACCACCCATTTTAAAAAGTATCTATTAAGACCAAACAGTTGATCCATATACACCGTCAGTTGCAACCGCAGTCTGAACACCCATTGCAAATTGCATAACAACAGCAACATTGTCGCTTCCGTCATACTCATATTTTGGTATTAATCTCGCTTCTTGGAATCCTGAATTTGCGTTTGATCCAACTACTAAGTTTTCAGGATATGTGAATACGATAGTGTCGTTGAACATACCCGGACATCTGTATATTGGAAAACCGAAATATGTCATGTTTTCACCATCTAAATTGAAACCTGCACCTGAAATCTGTCCTTGATTTGATCCTGCACTTGCTAATGCTTGAATGTATAAACCATAAGTTTTGTTGTTCATGTAGAAACCAGCTCCCGGCTTAGTTAAAAGACCCGAAACATCAGAAGCAACCGCGTTATAAACAGAAGCCATGTCAGTTAATATATCTGAAGCCGCTAAAGAATCAGCAAAATCAACTTCTGTAAAGTCTTTCAATGCACTTGCGTCTGCACCTGCTTCATCTTGTGTTCCATCATTAGATAAAAACCCTGTTCCAAATGGTGAAGCACCTTGCCATAATGCAATTTCTAATTGTGCCGCTGCTTTTGCCGCAACTGTTTCAAGTAAGAAATCACCAAATGCTTGTGGAAGGTTTCCGTTTCTGTCCATTCCTTGACCATACCAAGTCGGAAAAACTGTTCCTCGGCAAATTTCTTCGTTTACTTTCATATCGGTAAGCGTTAAGATTTGCTCACTTGTAGAAGTGTTTGCACCCGCAGTGAATCCACATGATCCTGCTACTATTGGGTTTGAAGATGAAATTTGTGAAATTACAGCAGATTTGTTAAGACCTTCAATTTGTCTTACATAACCTTTAGCGATAGTATCAGGACTTCTAAGAGCCGCCCTCACGTAAGGCAATACTAATTCACCCGCGTAAGTGTCGCTGTTGATTGTAATGTCAAAATCATATTTTTTGTTGCGTGATAGATTAAATTTTTTCATTGTAAATTTTTATTAATTGTTCATTAAGTGTTTAACTCTTTCAGCGACTGACATTTTGCCTAAATCAACTGTTTCCCTTTTCAGGTGTGTTGGTGTTATATTAACCCCATTGCTAGAAGGTGTTTCTTCTAGTGTATTAAATTTATCTTCTATTGCAGAAAGTCGTGTTAAAATTTCGCCCATAACATCAGAAGACATTTCAACTTCTTTTACTTCAACTTCTTCTTCTACTTTTTCAGCCATGTGGTCAACAACTACTTTTGCAACTTCTTTTGCAATTTCTTCTGTTACTTCGTCCGGTGTTGCTTCATTTATTTTTACTGCTACTTCTTCAACAACAGGATCAGCAGTAATTTCTTCAATCACTTCTTCTTTTGCCACAACTTCTTCTGCTTCCATTTCTTCTTCAACAACTTCTTCTTCAACAATTTCTTCTTCACCAAATCCTGCCACATTGCTTTCAGCGTCAATTCTAATTTTTGAACCGTCTTCCATTGTATATATACCTTCCGCCAAATCTTCAACTTCACCTGCGTCATTAATTACATAGACCGCTGAACCAATTTCAAATTCTTCTGAATCTGTGGCAATAACTCTTGCGTCATCGAGAATTGCTTCTGCATACATGTTAATTTTGTATGTCTTCTTTTTTGAGAACTTTAGTAGTTCTTTGATTTTTTGTAATGAACCCATTTCTTTGTTTTTTATATATATTAATAATTAGTTTTTGTTGCTTTTCAAATTGAATTTTTATTTGTTTTAAGATTTGTTTTTTATTGACGCACATACTTTTTCCGCAGTTTCTCTGTCGCCATATTCTTTCATTTGGTCTTCAATACATTGATCCCACGGGTATTTTTCCATGTTTTTAGTTTTATATTGATATGATTTATCTGCAATCTTCTTTTTTCTTCTTTTTAAAACTTCTTGATGTGATTTACAACCCATGTAATAGACTTCGCCATCAATGTCATGCGCATGACTTCCAACACAGTCATAAAACAATTGACCATATAATTCAGCTTTTTCAATGTCTTTATATATAGGTGTTCCATCAAGTGTTTTGTCCGGTCTTAATTCAGCATTCAAAAGAACGTCTTTTATTTCTTCCATCAATTCTTTTTGTTCACACTCAACACATTCTTCTGCTAGATCTAAAATATCGCCTTTCTGCATTTCGATTGCTTT